AAAGAGTCACCACCGAGGCGGTCGCCATGTCTGGCGTGCTCACTGAGATCGCCGAGCCACAAAGGCGCGGTCATGCCGATAATGCCGATCAGTAGCAGCACGATGTAAGCGATCCACGCGACGAGCATGATCCACCTCGTAGGCTCGCCGATGTCTCAAAAGTCCGCGTTTGGCACGTAAGAGTCATTATCGGACCGGGAAGGGAGCGAGCCAGTGGCAAGCCTATCGGATCTCCGCCCGCTCTGGCATCACTCTTTTTTGTCCCCGTTCCCTCCACCACGTATCCGCTCGCCGAGGCGATTGAGGCGGTCTTTGCGCTTTTTGCAGCCGCAGTCCTTTTTGCCAGCGAGGCGGGCAACCTTATCGGCGACGGCTTTGGCAGCACCGAAGGTCACTCGGTCGATCGCAGCCTCGACCAGATCGCCCAGGCCCGGCGGCGGCTTCCCACGATCTCCAGCGTAGTGCGGGCAAGTTTTACATATCTCCGCTGGATGTGCCACTCGGAGAATTGGGCACCAGCCCGCATCAGTGATCTGGTCGCATGGCTTCGGCACCCCCACTACCCGCCGCTGCTGATCGAGACATTGAGGCGATGAAAAGCACCCTCTATGTACTGCTGGAGGCCCTTAGATCCGCTTCCTGACGGGCCGGTGCACTCCGTTGTTTCGTCCTGCCAGGCGGTGCACTCGCCACTGCTGTAGGGCGGATCGTCGCTGATGTCGCCGCAATCATCCATCCACGAACCGTCCTTTGGCATTTTCCACGTATCGTTTGCAGTGCAGGACGCAGCGATAAGGCAACCGGACACGGGCGGCGACACTACCGATGTGCACGTACCGGCGGGCAGAGGGAGATAGACGGTGGGATTCGATGCGTACCAGGTGTCGAGATCATCATCGTCCCAGTACCGAATCGTCCACGTTTCGTCGAGTTGGATGGCTATCGCATCCGAGAACGAAGTCCACATACCATACGGATACGATTGTCCTACACAGCATGTGATATTGCAGCCGAGGTGGTCAAATGTGCCGCCGCCATGCCCCCACGATGGCCCAGTATCGCCAAACGAGCGGATGACCGTCTCGCTACCTGCCGAGTCTGGAGGCGGGCCGGGGTATACGTCGCCGCCTGAAACCAGTTCCATGTTGTTGAACGCCTGCCAAGGAAAGTAGCAGTACCCGCACTTCCCATCGAGACTCTCGCCGGTTCCGGCAGCAGTGCGAAACACCATCGGCGATCCATCACGAAAACCGCCGTCAAAGTATGACGCCATATCGTTGCAATCACAGTCAACCGCAGCGTCAGGCTCGATTAGCCCGACATCCAGTTCCATGTACACGACCGCGTAATCCTCGCCATCGACTGTCTCTTTTTGTAATTCCAAAGTCGCCCGCCAGCAGGCCCGCTGCCCTAGCCAGTCGTACGACGATCCGCCGTTTGGGTGCTCGCCACAGGGGCAACCGAACATACCAGAACTGGCGTGGGACGATCCCCCCTCGAGGATGGTCCCACGATAGGACGCAGCACATACCGCCGCATCATCCGCATACAGACCGTCGCAAGGCTCTTCTCCAGTTTGAAGCGACATCGTGCAGGTGAGATTGACAGTGTTCACGTTGATTTCATCTGCGGCGATCTGGCGATCGTCCCAGTCAACGCAGTCACTGCAATACTCGCAACCGACCAGTTCCGTACTCTCTGAGTTGGTACAAACATCCTCGTCGGTCGCGTGGATGTTGCTGTAGTCGCTCTCGGCATATCCGGCCACGCACTCGGCCCCCAGACTCCACCTCTGGTATGAAACGCCGATGGTGTCGGGGAAAACTGGGTTCTGGAAATCTTCGCCGTCCTCAGTGAACTCGCAATCGTCAGCGGTAATGGAACTACACGCGCAAGATGACAAGGTATCCGACGAACTGCAACAGCACCGGCGGAGGAGTGGTGCGCTCGTCATTCCCAGCACTCCCCCCACCACTGTGCGGCCTGGTCAAACTCGGCGGTATATACCCCGTCCTTATCCACGTCGAGCCGCATGAGAACGCGCCGCCGTACCGGTTGTATCTCCCAGTCACCCATATTCGTTTTGAGTTGGCTGCTGGCATAATCATCGGTTTCGTTGTATGTCTCGGCGCGGTTGTACGCAAAATCTGTGTTACTCGACGCAGCGGCACCGGCACCTTCCTCCGCCCAAGTGTATTTGTAGCGTAAGTCTCCGATAGCAGTGGAGGCGGTGATATCAGCGACAAAAAACCGTGCGGACGATGTGCCACGGTAGTGCAGCAGGGCCACCGATAACTCCGTATCCGGGATGCTCACTTTCTCCAATATCTTCCAATTCCCGGTATGCCTGGGCACGAGGCCCCCGCTCACATCATCTTCGCTCTCATCTGCGATATCGGAGTTTGTCCCACTTGAGGGGATAGCGACGTAGTCGGCAGAAGTCTCACCATCAAGATCAGAGTGGCAGATGATCGCCGGGAAGATTCCAGCAACCCACGCCAGGCCCACCGAGCCGAAGCCGCCGCCGCCGGGCGCGGTAGAAGACAATGTTTTTGCTATACCTGGTACGGTGGCACCCGATGGCGTTGGCGATCCAGGTATGGCCTTACTGGCCTGCGAAATGTATTCGCCCGGTGTTTCGATGCCATCGGGCAAGTCTGCGAAGAGATCGACGAAGTCGAACCAGACAGGGCAGCCCTTGTGTATTTTGCTGCCGACCGACGTGTTTTTGTACTTGACGAGGCATCCGACTTGCCCTTCGACATTTGTCACATCAAACGCCGCTGTACCGCCTGGCCCGCTGCCGAAGCCATGCCCCCGCCCTGGCATCTGTCGAACCTTCGCAAGAGCAGCGACGTGCTCGCGCCATAACGCTCGCGTATGTTGACCTGCTCCGACACCTTCGTTTGGTAAAAACATCAGGTAAGCATGTCCTCGAGGATAGACTTTTGGCTCGTGGTGATCAGTGAATCGAAGTTGAAGAGCGATTGGAACAATTGAACCCAGTAGACATATTTTGCATGCAGTTGATCGGGCGCATCCTCGTCATCGCAGTCGCCTTCACCTGGCACCGGCGAATCCACCGTCACGAGGTAGTCTTCTGAAAAAGCACCGTTCGCGTCTGATACTGCCCGCTGGCGACAATAGCCGTACGGGTCGTATACGAAACGCAGATCCGATACCGGCATAGCATCGCGTCCGCTGGAGCGGGTCGAGCCGCCAGCAAAGAGCAGCGTGCCGACGGGGTAGCCGAGCCACTCGGCATTATTGCGGGCCACAAAACTGCTCCGCCAACGCGCCCGGTGCAGCGTGGCGGCTGCGTTGCTCTCCCATGTCGTGGTTATCACCAACTCTTCCTGGGCGATCGGGACCGTCATAGGCACGCCGCCGAGGTCGCATACCTTCGTGGTCATCTCCTCGAGCAGGCACTGATACGTATCTGGCACATCTGCGGTTTCCCATGGGCCGACTCCGCCGTCCTCAAATGCTGACGGAGAGGCGTACCGCCAAAATGTCCCCGATGCCTCGGTCGCGCGTACGTCGGTATTGACGTATCCGGGCCCGGATGGGTCAGTGTTCTGAGCATCAGTTGATGAGCCGAGCGAGAACTCGCTGTTGTCGTCGTACTCGATCACCTCACGAATCGTGTTTCGGTTCACCTGCGTCAATCGGACGCTAATACATCTGCCGGTACGTGCGACACCGTACTGGAAGACCTGATCGCCTATCTGCGAACCATTCGCGAGGCTTTTGAAATCCTCGATATCAAAGTCGGCACCATTTGCCATCTGCCACAGTCGAGTTTGGGTACCGCCGTCGTAGGGCTTTGTCACCTTTGATATATGCGAGTCTTCTTGAAGTGTGGAAACCAGTGCAGGCATCAGGTGTACTCCCTAAGGCATCGTCGTGCCGAGTGCCATCAATCGGTCATTTGTCTTTGCGATGAGTTCGTTTGTTTTTCGGGCTGCGATCAGTTGCTCGCGCCTCGTCACGTTTGCCTGCTTTCGGTCAGGCAGCACGATCGAACCGACCGCCGTCGAGAAGGACATCGATGTCACATCCGGCCCTTGCGCCTTCATCTCTCGCTGTTTAGACTCTGCTTCAGCAATGCGCGTTTCTAGAACGTTGGCCGTCTCGCGTACGTTCTCGAGCCGCCGCCGCTCGTGCTTGGCCATCTCTTCGGCTTGTTTTAGTGGTTTGTCAAACGTGACATTTTTTGCGTGTCTCGCTTGGTCTGCGATCAGTTTGTCTATGTCCCACTGCATCTGATAGTGGCGATCATCTATCTTCGCTTGGTCGGCCCCCATCATTTTCAGGATCGCCATCTCATGTAGACCGCGAGAGCGGATATCGGCCATATCCTGCGATGCCTGAGCGGCTCGCATTGCCAACGCTTTATTTGTCTCCTGGTCGATCCGCAGCGCGTCCGCTTTGGCGGTTTCGATCTCCTGCATCACATCCCAGTATTGATCCGAAAGCGTAATCTGTTCTTTCAGAGCGGCCTCGGTTTGCCGCCATAGGCTCTCGGCGTTGCCGGGAGTGATCCGCCCGGCGGACTCTTTGCCCCGGAGATCGTCCAAGTCTGCTTGAGCAGCGGCGCGTAGTTTTTCCTGCTCTGCGGCCCGTTGGAATCTTATCGTTCCCTGATCGACTCCAGCGATGCCAGCCCGCTTCCGTAATTTTTCTGTCTCACCGCCCATCTCGCGTCTGCGTTTTGAACTCTCTTCGAACGCCTTATTCAGTCGAGTCTGTTTATCGATAGCGGCGTTTGATGCTCTGAGTTGATCCGCTACGCCAGACCATTCCGCCTTGAGATTCGACACCGCAGCAACCGCCGCACCGATCCCAAACGGAAGTGTCTTTACGACCTCGAGCATCCCCTCCCAGTCGCCCCTTGATGCCTTCATCGTCGCGTCTGTTACCTTGCCAAACGTCTCCATCGCAGCAGATACCACGCCAATCTTGCTCTGGAACTCAGTAAAAGCCATACCTCCGGCCTTTATCGACCCTTGGAACTTCTTTACAGAGGCCGCAGCACCTTTGACAGAGGCATCGAAGTTTTTTGAGATGGCCTCGAGGTATACGGTGATGGTTCCGACGTCAGATTTGGCCATGTCGAAGCCTCATCAGAAGAGCGTCGGTGCCGGTGGGCGCGTTCCACGCAAAGAGCGGCATGAACTGCTTCAGGTCGGTGCCCTGCTTTGCGTGCACGCCGAGCGATAGAGCGCGCTGCCACTGAGCAGCGACATCGGGTAGCCCATGCTGCGAATCAAACGCCTGCCAGGCGTGCAGTTCGTCTACAGGGATCGCCTGTATTTGTGAGAGCGTCAGGCCGAGAGCGAGTGCAAGGCGGTGCATAAATACCTCAGCCGGTGTCAGTCCGGCAGATCATCCCCTACGATCGCCCTGCTACAGGCATGAAAGAGGTCGCGGAACTCATCAACTGGCAGTGCCATAGCGGCATCTTCGTCCAGCGTTGGGCACATCCTCGCGATGACTGTCTGCGGTGGCGGTGCCTCGCCGTCCTTGACTACGTGCGACGTGAGCCAGACCCAGTCTGCGCCGGTCGCTGGTCGTACTTCAAACTTCATAGAACGCCCCTTGCTTGCTTCTGTGTCATTTTCGGATTGGTCACCCAGAGCAACACCGCCCGCATGTACTTATCACGGATGGCGTTTTTTGATTGTGTGTACTCGTTTGTTACTACGAACTTACCTGTAGTGCGGGATGCGCCGATCATCTTCCTCGCCCGCTTGGCGGTGTCCACATCCCCACGATAGACCCCATGCGGCCACTCTAATAGATGGGCCAGCCTCGCCCGGCCTGCCTTCTTCTTGTGGTAATTCAGAAAAAGCCGAGCATAGGCACCGGGCCTTGCTCCTCGGCGCGTGCCGACCTTCACAGTAGTCGCCTTCGCGGCTGCTTTGCGGATGCTGTTGCTTGAAGGTGTCGATGGTTCAGATACTGGCGCGCTTCGCCATGCGGTTTGTACTCTCTTTTTCAAGATGTTCATTGCCGCCCGCGCGGCCTTTCGCTCGATGTTCTGGCGATGGCGGAACGTGAGGCCATCCAGCGCGGCCTGTACTTCTTTGACTCCGCTAATGAGCATCATTTTCCGAACACCTTCCGCCACTTCGGCCAGCCCCAACCGATCAGCAGCGTGCCGCCGATGATCATCGCTGCAATCAGAGCGGGCCAGATCAGCATGCTGGCGATCTCCAGAGCGAGCAGCGTTCCGACGCTCACGGCGGCCCCGCATGCGATCATCAGAAGTGCCCTGGTGCGGTTGCCCATCATCCATGAAACGATGCCCGCCGCTACCAAGGCCACACCAGCCCAAGTCATCACGGCGAATACGCCCGATGCAGTCGCCGCTTGTGTGAGACTGCGACCGGCGGCAGGCATCGCAGGGGTCGAGGAGTTGCCCACGGGCAACAGGGACGAACAGCCAGCAAGCGTCAGCATCGCCAACAATGTCAACCGGTACCCGATGATGATGCAGAAGCGGGTATACAGCGTCATTTTGTACTCTCCTCCAAGTCACCGATGCGGTCGAGGATGTAGCCCTGGTGTACCTGCATTTCTGCAATCTGACGCTGAACAGATGACCAGTACAGGAACGACGAAACCAACAGCGGCAGTATGAGCGCGAGGATGATGAGCCAGTCCTGCAAGCCGAGGTGCACCGTGTTGGTTCCGGTTCTGGTCACATCAACCTTCCGTGAAAGCCCACGCCGCAGTCTGCTGAATGTTGATCGTGCCACTCACGCCGGAGCCAGCGGATACCGAGAAGCCGGGGATATCGAGCACGCCCTGCCCCGACCACGTCGAGGTACCCGCATCGCCGAATGTGACAGTACACGTATGCGCTGCGCCATCGGCATCGGTGACGAGTTGGTCGTAGTCGCTGGCGGTCCAGTTGAGCGTCACCGATACCGTTCCGATATCGACGAAGCCGACAACCTTGGTTCGCGTCGTGTCGCTGAGGTCGGTGGTGTCGATCAGTTCGACCGAGCCAGGGGAGTATGAGACATCGAGGATGTCGGAGTATGTTGTCGCGTTGAAGAGGACGGTAGTCCCCAGAGGTGTTGTGCCTGCCATTGCTAAGGCTCCAGATAGAGATTGATGAGTATCGGATATGTCACCACATAGCCACCGTCTGGCGATGCGGAGATCGTGGCAGCCGAGCGGCTCGCGCTCATGCTGTACGTCTTCATTTCATAGGTGCCCGAAGTCCCCTCGAGTGCTCCGAGGACCGAGTCGGCAAGCGTCACCGAGTCGGCGTATTTCGCGTCGATGCAGTCGATCGAAGCCGTGACGATATCAAGGGCAGACTCGCCAGTAAGCGACTGGATCGAGTCGATGTCCTCGATGTCGATAACCACGCAAGGCATAGCATCGCCCTGCTCGCGGTAGCCGACGCTGATCCGCGTACTGACGATGTCCGTCACGCTGGTCGCATCACCGAGAACGTCTACCAGTAGTTCACCTGCGGTGGTCATGCCGCCACCTTCACGCTCTCAAGATCGAGAAAACGACGCAGGCCATCACGGTCCATCACGGTGCGGATCTCATAATCGTCGCCTTCCCATGTGATCCGATCGCCCTGGGCGATGTCGTGGCCCTCGTGGTATGGAGTTGTAAATGTGATACTGTCGATCTGAGCGTCGCCGTCTGCGTGCGATGCTGCCTTTACTCGCGTCTTCACTGCCACCCACATAGAAGAGTATTTCGTAGACCAAGTGAGATCATCATGGCCGTACTCATCGCGTGACCGGCTCGCGGTCTTGACAGTCACGGCGAGATGGCAGTACCCGTTTCGCATCAGAATGGAAGGCTCTGTTCTACGTGCCGCAGTGCTTGCTGAAGGCTCATCGGGATCTCGACCAGGGCAGGCGATGAGACACCCTCACGTACCTGCCAGAAGTGCGAAGTAGCAAAGAGCAGCGCAAGGCGGTACGGGTGCGGGACATCGTCCCAGTCATTCCATCCGGTCGTATAGGTGACTGTGGCCTCGCCGGTGTCGAGGACATCATCCGGGACAAGGACTCTCATCGGGGTAGCGCGATCGTCGAGCGTCAATACCGTGTAGGTATCGTCATCGTCCTCGATCGACGTGAGGCCAGCAACCGGACCGAAGGGCAGGTCGATCCAGCGATTAGATCGGAAGTCTACCCGTAGTGCCTCGAGGTCAATCACGAGGGTGCAGGTGTAATAGTCGAGCGAGCAGCCGGTGTATTCCTCGACCCACGTTCCGGCTCGGCGGACGGTATCGACTACGTCAACAGTGCTGGACGTTGGCAACCGAAGGTATGTCTTGACATCATCGGTAGGCACCTCATCCCATAGACGCGTTTCGCCAGCCACCTCGCGCTTGATGCGGAGCGGTTGCCGGTTCCATCCATGCAGGACCGTATGGGGTCGCGTGTGGGTATGAGTCATGGCTGCACCTACTTGGCCCGCTGCGGAGCGGGGTCACCGTTGGACCCCGCCCCAGTGCGGGCAGCACTTGATTGATCAGGAAGCGTCGGTATCGAAGAGTCCGACCGCGTTGCTGTCGATCAGCACGCCGTCAGTCTGACGGTACGCCCAGAGCGTCGTGGTCATCGTCGAGGCCGATGTGTAGGGGTCCACGAGAATCGTGGTCTGGCCCCAGTCGTAGATGCGATACGCTCGCTCGATGTTACCGAAGAGGCACTGCGTGTTCGACATCGCAGCGGCAATCGTCACGGGATAGCCGTAGAGGCTATAGACCGGACCATCACGAAGACCGCTGTTCAGCGCGTTGTGCTGGAGCAGGTAGTCGCCGTCATCGTTCTTGAGTTTGCGGATCGTCGAGAGCGTGGTGTCATTCATCATCCAGCGAGCACCGCTGCGGTACTGCGGGGAGATGCTGTGGACGGCATCGATCACGCCGTCGCCGCCATCGGTTGCGATGTCCATGAAGGTCGCCGTACCGAGCGCGGTCACGAGGCCCTCAGGTTGATTGGATGTGCCAGAGCCATCGAGGTAGCCGTCCTCGAGTCCGGCCTGGATCGTCCGCCCCACTGCTCGACCGAAATACTGGTCGATATTGACAACGGCACCCGCCGACATCAGGCTCGACCAGGCAATGGCCGTTCCGTACGACTTCGGCGAGGCGGTCTTTTTGGTGATTGTGACATCGCTCGTCGAGATAGTGCCTTGCTCGGCCAGCCATCCGCCGGAGCCGATCGCCGTCTCGACTGGGATCTCTCGATCGCCTCGAGCCTGTGTCACCGAGCAGATGCCACGCATCGTGTTGGGATCGTCGAGCATCTCGACAATTGCGGCTTCCATCTCGGTCGGCACGACGTTTGCACCGCTGCCGGTGCCATATAGCAAGTCTCGCTGCTCCTGATTGGCGCGGCCAGTGAGGTTTGCAAAGAATGCCTCGCTATATGCGCGGGACTCTGTCGCGTCATCGGTGCGGTTGCCCATGGGCAACGGGGCATCGCGGGTAGGCTCATCGAGCATGCTCTCGACTCGGTCGAGCGCAGCGGTACGGCGAGTGTTGCGGATCTCTGCCTCGGCCTCGGTTAGTCGAGACTCTAGGCGGTCGTACTTCTCAGATGAGGCCGCGTCCATTTCGCCATCCAAGATGCCACGCATCTCGCTGGTGAGGCGGCGGACCTCATCGTACTTTTCACGTTCAGACATGGGTTTGCTCCTGACGGATACCGAGGTAGCCGGGTATGCGGGCGTACTCACGACGCTGACATCGTGAAGCCTGAGATTGAGAAGCCGCCGCTCGCGCCGACCATCGGCCTGCCGCCACTCCTCGTCTAGTTCTGATTCGATAGAGAATGCGAACGACATCGATGAGAGGTCAGATCGGCGGATCTGCTCGCGCGTGTCGTTGCCTAGTTGTGTTTGAGGTAGGTCGATCTCAAAGAGAAGACCGGACTCGTCTTGATCTAGGCGGAGGGTTCCGGCACTCCGCCGACCGAGCAGTTTTGTAGTGTCGTGCTCGACCAGGGCGAGCACCTCATCACCACGCGCGAGCGTCTTATCGAACGCGCCCGGCGCGATCGTCTCGATGTATCCCATGTCGAGCGACTCACTGTCGAAGCGAGCAGCGTGCCCGGCAAGCGTCTTACCGTCCTTGCTCATGCGGATCTCGGTAGCCAAGAAACGCCGCTGTTCTACCCTCGCGTCTGCTGTTGCTCTTTCAATCATCGAGTGCTGAGTCCTCTGGATCTGTCTCGATCTGATCGTCCTCGTCCTCGCCGACCTCTGCGGTGTCGAGTCTGAGAGTGGGCGAGTCGAGGCCCTCAAGCGGATTCAAGCCGAGGCGGACTCTCATCTCGTTCCGAGTGAGTACCCCGACCTCAAGAGCCTTCGACCACGCCGCGACTTGATCGCCGAGCGTGCCACGAGTGAGCGCGGTAGTGTCAAACTCCAACGATCGCGTGGATGGCAAGAGTTTCGCGCCGATCTCTGCGGCGATCATGGAGGTATGGTGGGACAGGCAAGTGTCCATGTACGACCGGTTTAGTTCGACCACGTTTGAAAACGTCGAGTGACTGAGTTCCGAGAGCATCGTGAGCGGTACGCCGGTCATGCGCGAGACCTCGCCTATGCTCCAGTTGCAAACGGCGATGAAGTCAAGATCAGTAACCTTGACCGAGAGCGTCTCTACGCTCATGCCATCCTGCAAGAGAACAGTTCCGCCGGAGCCGGTGCCGCTGAATGTCTGCTGGAACTTCGCCTTCGCGGCGGCTGCCATCTCCTGCGAGAGTTTGCCGGGATGCTTCAAAACCACGCGAGGCTGCACAGTGTTTGCAGCGACCGAGGCCGCTACCCGCTGCTGACTTCGCAGTTGACTGAGTGCCTCGCGTCCAACGTCGAGCAGGCCGAGGCCCCAGATGCCATGGACACCGCCTGGCATGCGGAAGTGGAGTACCTCACTCGGAGCGAGTTGGCCCAGATCAGTATGGACATACGCCAGCGAGCCAGAGTCCCAATCGAGACGGACGCTGCCAGCATCGAGCGGGACGAGTTGCAGAGGCTCCCCGCGTCCGCTTCGCTGGATGTAGCAGAAGGCGTTGCCATGGACGAGGTACTGGCGGACGATGTGCCGCCGCCAGGCGTGCGAGTGGAGGGCTTGCGTTGGCCACTCCTTCAGGAGTTTCGAGGTCGGCCCTGGTTGCTCGATGTTGCTGCCATCGGCGGTCTGAGTGATGACCCGCATGGGCAACCGTGCGACATCGCTGCTAATCAGGTTGATCGCCCTGCTCACCGAGGGCAGCCACTCGATCGTAGACTCGGTTACGGCCTCGCCTGCTAGGTCCGCATTCGGTCCAAGCAGGTGAACGAGCGACGTGGTCGATCGGGTTTCCGGCTCTTTGGATGTGAAGGGCAGCCAACGGCGAAAGTCCATGTAGAGGCTCCGCGTGCTGCCGAGAGCATTCTACCAATTTTCAGAATGCGCACCTACACGACGGGGCATGATTCCGGCATAGCCACGCTTTCGAGGCGTGCCCTTGCCGCCATGCATAGGGCCATGGCTGGATCAATCAGGCCCTCGCTCTTCGCCTTATTCAGTCGGACGTTGTTGTTTGTGTCGGTGTACGATCTGGCGTTTGCGATCGCTCGAGTGAGGACGGGGTCGCCATCGTGGAACAGTTTGCCAGCCGCGACCAGTTCCTCGACGTGCAGCGTGCCGGGACTGAGTTGCGTGATGGTCTGTTGCAGGCCCCAGACCGGCAGCCCCTCGGCCTCTAACTGCTGACCGCCCCAACCGACCATGTGCGGGTCGAAATAGTACGCCTGCACGTCATACGTTGCATGGGTCTGGCGGATCACATCATGCACCGCTGAGTAGTCGATCACTCGCCCGGGATTGAGATGCAACCGGCCCTCTAGCCCCCACTTGAGCAGCGGCATCCTCAGCACCCGCTCGCGTTCCCTTGCTTGATCCTCTGGATAGAAGTAGAAACCACGTACCCAGAGAGTGCCATCGGCGGGGTGCTCGATGATTCCAACGACCGCAGTGAGGTCCCGCGTCTTGCTCAGGTCGATGCCGAACCACGCGCGAGCACCCGTGAGAGCCTCTAAAGGCAGTTGCCCGTGGGCAACTGCTGCCCACTGCTCGGCGGGGATCCATGCGGAGACATCGCCTGTGAACCTGCAAAGGTGAAAGCGAGTGAAGTCGGCAACGTATCGCGGCCCTTTCGCAAGGTCGCTCTGATACCGCTGTTCGAGATCCGGCAGAAGCACCGTATGACCGATGCTCGGATTCGCCTTGATCCAGTTTTCGGAAGCGTCGACATCGTCGCCCTCGTCGATTCCAGCGAGATAGTAGAAGGTGCCGTCTCCGCTCTCGGAGCCATCGAGGACGCTGATGCCCTCGTCGCGGTAGTCGTAATAGATGTTGTCTTGCGATGAGCCTGGCGTGGTGATGAGGATGCCGAAGGCATCGCGCCGCTTGACTGTTGAAGTGGTCAATTTCTGAAGGGCGCGAGTCTGGAACTCGCTGGCCTCGTCGCCGATCCAGCACCAAGGGTCGAGGCCGTCGAGGCTCTCGCTCTTCGAAGGAAGGCACTGAAGGGTGTTTCGGTGCTCCTCGTCTTTGAGTTTGGTTTCGGAGATGCCATAGGTCCGGTCCCGCCATCGCCTGCGATCGGTCCTCGGGTCTTTGAACTTCTCCTCTGCGATGTCTCTGGCCATGGCCGCAGCGTCCGCATAGCAGAGTTGGGCCTGTCGCTGCGTGTTGGCGAAGGTGAACAACTGCCGACCGTTGCCTCGAGTGAACGCCCAAAGCAGTACGCTCGATGCCAACACCGTCTTGCCGTTGCCCCGTCCGACCTCGATCAGACCGAGCCGGTAGCGTCGGTACCCGCTCGGCATGACCCGCCAGCCGAGCATTGACCCGATACAAAAGACTTGCCAGGGCAGTGGCTCAAAGTACTCGCCGCGCTCCGCCGCATCGCCTCGCGGATGGCGTAGCGTGCGAGTGAACGCGAGCCAATCTTCGACCGGGGCGATGTCGAAAGCCAGATCATCACGCTCGAGATCCCGGCGGTGCCGCTCGCAGGCGAGGCGGACGGTGCGATTGACGAGCGTTCCACCGCTCAGCACGTTTGCGACGTACTCCTCGAGGACCGCGATGGCCTTCGGCGGCGTGGGCGGGTAGCGTCGGCGACGCTTCCGCTTCGGCTGCTCGGATGGCGTTTTTTTCTCAGACATCCCGTCAAGCCTCAGGGAATCCCGCTCGGTATCTGGCAGACTCGCCATGGTCCGAGAGAAACTGCGCGACTATGCAGAAAAAAGTGGC